TCGTTTAGATTATGAAGATTCAGATGGAGATATTCCAATTATAACTTTAGTAGACTCAGGATACTGGGACTTCAGAGAGTTTGGTGGAGTGCCAGCTAATATATCTTCAAATAGTAATCAATACGATGTAAATTTTGTTGTACCGGGTGCAGCTGATGATGGAAATACTTACACGGTTGTAGCAGAATTTATAAAAAATTATTAGGAGTAACGAATGGCCAATACAACTTCCGGCACAGTTACTTTTGACAAAAGCTTTGCAGTTGATGAAATTATTGCAGAGGCATACGAACGTATAGGTTCTCAAGTAACTTCTGGATATCAATTAAAATCAGCAAGAAGATCTCTTAACATTCTTTTTCAAGAATGGGGTAACAGAGGTTTACATTACTGGGAGATAGGAGATACAAATATTGATCTTATTGAAGGTCAAGCAGAGTATACTTTTTTTAGATCAAGCGGTGATGGAACATCATCAGTTACAGTTGGTGGCACAAGTGGAACAAGTACGTATGGTGTTGCGGATGTATTGGAAGCAACTTTTAGACAGAATAGAACTCAAACAACTCAGTCTGATTCTGCGATGACAAAGATAGATAGATCAACTTATTCTAGTTTATCTGCTAAATTATCTAAAGGAACTCCATCTCAATATTTTGTTCAAAGATTTGTTGATAAAACAACGGTTACTGTTTATCCATGTCCAGATTCAACAGCGGCATCAAAAGATATGCACATATTTTTTGTAAAAAGAATACAAGACGCAGACTCAACTTATACAGATGCTACAGACGTTCCATATAGATTTGTACCTTGCATGGTTTCAGGTTTATCATTTTATTTAGCACAAAAATATGCACCAGAAAGAGTTCAAGCTGCAAAACTATATTACGAAGATGAATTAGCAAGAGCGTTAGCTGAAGATGGATCTTCTTCTAGCACATATATAACACCTAAAACTTATTACCCAGGAACATAATGGCATTAGCAAAAGGAAAATACGCAAAAGCAATATCAGATAGAAGTGGAATGGAATTTCCATATAGAGAGATGGTAAAAGAATGGAATGGTCACTTTGTTCATAAATCTGAATACGAAGCAAAACATCCACAATTAGAACTAGAAGGAAGATCAGGAGATGCTCAAGGATTAAGAGATGTAAGACCTGCAAGAACTGAAAATGAGGTTGCTGCTATGTTAGGCAATAATCCTTTTTCTATTACTGCTAGTTCTCAAACAATTACAGTTACAGAAATAAATCATGGAAGGACTACAGGTGATACTGTAAGATTTAGAAATGTTCAAGGTAGCCCTGGTAATGTCCCTTTTTCTACCTATGAAAATTCATCAGGATTTAGTATAACAGTTACAACAACAGATAAATACACTTTTAGTTTAGGGGCAACTCCAAGTGTAACAGAAGAAGGAGGAGGACCAACTGTGTTTGCAGGACCAGTTAGTTTATCAGCATAATGGCAGGATTAAGTGCATCAGGATTAAAAACACAAATAAGAAGCTACACAGAAGTTAGCTCTACAGTGCTATCAGATAGCGTTTTAGAAAACATTATCTTAAATGCACAATATAGAATATTTAGAGATGTGCCCATTGACGCTGATAGAAAAACATCTACAGGTAATTTTACATCTGGAACAGGCACTGTAACTGTACCAGCAGGAGCTGTGTTTGTTAGAGCAGTTCAGGTCTATACTGCAACTGGATCTACTTACACTGGCGCTAATACTTATTTAGAAAAAAGAGATTTAACATTTTTAGAAGAATATATTTCAGCAACCACATCTACTGGAACACCAAAATACTACGCTATGTTAGATACAGGAGCAACTGGAGAGAGTTCATCCAACTCTGGATCTATAATTGTTTCACCAACACCAGGTAGCACGTTTGCATACAAAATTCATTACAANGCAGCGCCAGCGCTATTAGAAAATGATGATACTAATTATATTAGTATGAATTTTCCAAATGGTCTGCTATATTGTTGCCTAGCAGAAACCTATGGTTTCTTAAAAGGCCCAGCTGATATGCTGCAATTATACGAACAAAAATACCAACAAGAGGTACAAAAATTTGGAGGAGAACAAATAGGTAGAAGAAGACGAGATGATTACACAGATGGAACAGTAAGAATTCAAGTGCCTTCTAGAACACCTTAAGGATTAAATTATGGCATCAACATTTTCAGATCTTGGTATAGAACTAATGGCAACCGGCGAAAATGCCGGTACATGGGGAACAAAAACTAATACTAACTTACAAATTGTAGAAAAAGCAATTGCTGGTTACGTAGAACAAGCAGTAACTAGTGGTGGCACAACAGCGTTAAGTATTACAGATGGAGATACAACAGAATCTACATCAGTAGCACGTCATGCCGTTATAAAATTAACAGGCACAATATCTGGTAACTCTATTGTAACTGTGCCAGATTCTATAGAAAAAGTTTATATTGTAACTAATGGTACATCTGGTGCGTATACAGTTCAATTTAAAACAGCATCAGGAACAGGTATAACTTTTGGTGTATCAGAAAAAACTACAAGACTTGTTTATTCAGATGGAACTAATATTGTTGATGCAGGGTTTAGCGGTGCATCTGACATGGAAGGAAGAGAATTAGTTTTAGATGCTGATGGTGATACAAGTATTACGGCAGATACAGATGATCAAATAGATATTAAAATTGCTGGTGCAGATGATTTTCAATTTACAGCAAATACTTTTACTGCACAATCTGGTAGTAGTATTGTTGTGCCAGAGGGTGGTCTTACTTTTGGAAGCACAGCAATAACATCAACAGCAGCAGAATTAAATTTATTAGATGGAGTTTCTGGATTAGTACAAGCAGATTTAACTAAACTAGCGGCAGTTGATTCAACAGCAGCAGAGTTAAATATAGTTGATGGAGGAACATCAGCTACATCTACAACAGTTGCGGACGCAGATAGAGTTGTACTAAACGATAACGGCACAATGGTACAAGTTGCAGTTACAGATTTGGCTGCATACTTTGATGATGAAATTACTGCAATGCCTAACCTTACATCGGTTGGCACTCTTACTACTTTAACTGTAGATAATGTAATTGTTAACGGAACAACAATTGGTCATACTGATGACACTGATTTAATTACTCTAGCTGACGGTGTCGCAACAGTTGCAGGAGAAATATCTGTAACAACATTAGATATTGGTGGCACCAATGTAACTGCAACAGCAGCAGAACTTAATTTTATAGACGGTGGAGCTACGATAGGAACTACAGCAATAGCTGATGGTGATGGTATTATTCACAATGATGGTGGCACTATGAAAGTTACCACTGCTGCAACATTTAAAACATATTTTCAAAGTGGTGTTGGTATAGCAGCAGATGATATATCAGCTGGTGATGCAGCAATTAATTTTACAACATCATCGGGAAATATTACAGTCGATGCAGCAGCAAATGATTCAGATATTATATTTAAAGGAACTGATAACAGTTCTGATATCACTATGCTTACTCTTGATGGTAGTGATGCAGGTACGGCTATATTTAATCATGACATCAAACTAGCTGATGATGGTAAAGCTATTTTTGGTGATGGTTCAGATTTACAAATTCACCATAACGCAACTAATTCTTTTATATCAAATTCCACTGGCAAACTATTCCTCACTGGTGCTATTACTGAAATTTTAAATGCAAATCAAGATGAAGCCATTGCAAAATTTAATGAAAATGGTGCAGTAGAGTTATATCATAATAACTCTAAAAAAATCGAAACAACATCAGCAGGTGTTACTGTAACTGGAGGTATAATTGTTTCGGATGATGGTAACATTGGATCAGTTTCTGATTCAGATGCAATAGCAATTGCTTCAGACGGTGTTGTATCATTTAGTCATGATATACTAATTCCAAATGATTCTGGTCAAATAAAACTTGGTGCAAGTGGTGATTTAGAAATTTATCATGATGGCTCTCATTCACATATAAGAGATGCAGGCACAGGAGATTTAAGAATAAGAACATCAAAATTACAATTATTAAATACAAGTAGTCAT